TTGGACCATGAGTAAATGTTCTTGAGCCATTAAATATGGTTACTCCAGTACCGCCTCCGTTAATTGATGCCCCAAGATTTCCTGTCTGTGATCCTCTTGACCAGCCAGTAAAGGTATTATCTTCAAATCCCGCATCTGGAATGGAGACAGAAGTTGCATCTGCGTATGACGATGGAATAAAAATTGATACGAGAGATATAACCAGTGCAGGGACTATTGCCCAGGAGCCTTTGCTGAAAGATATCTTTCTCATCACTCCTCTGATGAACTGTCTTTATTCCTTCCCGTAGAGATCATTAAACCAGCTAATGTTCCTGTAATAAATGTTGCAACAGAGGAAAGAACGCCGAAGAACATTTTGTCGTTTTCGGCTTGAGCGCCAATTGGTTGTGTTACGAATACAAGAGCGTAGAGGATAAAAACAGTAGTGACAAGTAGAACTGTTCCGAGCATACAGCCAATAACGAATTTCAAACGAGCGTCTAGTTCTTCTGGAGTTAGTCTTTTTTTCATGGTACGGTTGTCTCCTCTACGAGGATGCTTGTCTCCGAAGCTGGATCGTATCCGAGCAAGCTTTCTGTGCAAGCCCCATCTACCTTGCATATTGGTGGATTGCATTCTTCCTTCTCCCAATTTTCTGGGTCTTGACATGGGTAGCGATAACCACCGTCATATCCGCAAGAAAGCAAGCCTATTGAAAGGCATAACACAGAAAATAATCTTTTCACATAAAGATTATAACTTAGAAAGAGTTAATTTGACAAAAGTTTTAAACCTGTTAAATAAAATAACGATAAATATAATACTAAAGGGGCAAATTAAAACCACCACCACTGTTTGCCAAAGATGAGACCTGGGACAATAATTGAAATCTTGGTCATGAATGCCCAAGCTTCAAGGGAAATTTAAGCCTTTTTGTGACTATTGGTGTTGTTGCAACAGTACTGAATATAGCCATAAACAGGAGTGCGGTAAACATTTGTGCGCTGATAATACCTTTGTCAAGCATTACTGTGCAAAATATAATTTCAATAAGTGCTTTGGTTTGTAGGAGCCACCCAATCGTCATGGCATCTCTTTTATTCCAACCATTTATAACTGCTGAAATTCTGACACCAAGCATTTTCCCAAAAGCCTGAACAACAAACAAAACGATAGCAAGACCAATAACTATAGGGTTCTTTAATTCCCAATCAGTGCGCAACCCTGTGCTTAAAAAGAAAATTGGCATTATTAGTAAAAGCACATATTTTCTAAAATGAGCAACAGTTTCTTCTCCTAACCAATCTTCATTAATCACAAGACCAGCAAGGAATCCACCAACTATGTAGTGGAGCCCAGACCAGTCGGCAGCCAGTGAGCACACCGCAATCCACATGAGCAGAAACGGCAGTCTGTCTTGCTGTTTAATTATGCTAGAGAACTTCTGTATTACTAGAAAAATAATAAAATAAAGGGAAAGAAATATTGTTTGACGCAAAACTTTATCCCATTCAAGTAGGATTATTGCAAAAACAGTCCATATGGCAATGTCGTCAAAACTTGCATAGCGTAAACACCTGACACCAATATCTTTTTTTAGAATATCCATTTTTTCAAGAAGGATTATCAAAATAGGTAATGCCGTTATTGAAAGAGCCATTCCGACAGATAATGAAAACTGCCACCTTTGACCGTCTACGCCCATCCATCTGTTGCTGGAACTGAGTAAATATGCGAGTGGTAAAGAAACAACAAGAGGAGTTATTAGGGCAAATACAGATGTTGTTACTGTTTCTTTCCAGTCTTCCTTTGCCGCTTTTAAATTAACCTCTACGCCAGCAGTTGCGACAAACATTACAACAGCCCAAGTAGCAACGCCTGTCATGAACTTTGTTGTGTCAGTAGTAAAGATGGCTGAATATTGATTTGGGAAAAAATAACCAAATATTCCAGGACCAAAAATAACCCCGCAGACAATCTGAACGACAACTAGTGGCGCATATCTGTCTGTTTTGCATATCTTCCATAAAAGGTAGGGGATTGTAAATATCCCAAAGATAATCAGTAGGTAGGTTTCTGTCGGTGTTTTCATAAAGGAATCCATCCAAGACTCACTGGGACACCAGGGGATCTGTGTTCATTTGGATTGTCAGTAACATCAAAACCAATTGTAATCCTTTCTCCATCATAATCTTCCAATATTTCAACAGCATGCTGGCTTTCACCAGGTCCAAAGTAGATGTTTCCAATCTCATTATTTATCTCATAATTCCTAAATACAGTTTTTGTTTTTTTAGGGTCAATAGAAACATATCCATGCCATCTTGAAAAATGAGTATGCCATGACAAAACATCTTCAGGTCTATGGAGATTTAGCCAAGCCTGAATCCAGAGTGGTTGATCACCAACTTCTTTTCTTACTAAAGACTGTATTTCTTTGTAGATTGCATATATGTGAAAATCTGGGGATGCAATAGCAAAGATGTTGTACATCCAGTATGACTTTGTAAGTCTTCTATGACCGAAGGAGTTTTCAAAATCATCAGCAGCCTTGTACAGCACATCTGTGATTTCTTGTTGATTTTCAACAATATAATCAGATTTATGTAAAAAAATCACTTCTTTTCTCCTACTCAGACATTCTCATTGTACACCATGATAATATGATTTATATGAAAATCTTAGGTATTTCCCCCGAACACGATAGCTCAACTTGTTTGCTTGAAGATGGAATAATTAAATACTTCATGAAGGAAGAAAGGATAACTAGGGTAAAGCGAGATCATTATCCAGTAAGAACGGTTAGTGAGTTAGTTAAGGATAATGATATTGACTATATTGCATGGTGTTCTCCATCTAAAAATGATGGTACATTTATAAACTTTTCAAAAGAATGCTTTAGAGATAAAAGCTTTAAAGATATATTTAATTTTTCAGATAAACATCACCTTACACATGCAAGCCTAGCATTTTACAATAGTGGTTTTAACAAGGCTGCGGTTATTGTGGTTGATAGGAATGGATCAAAATTACATAATTCATGCAGGGAATCAGAGAGTATATTTATTGCATCATACCCCTGTGTTTTTGAAGAAGTTTATAAAAGTTTTTGGATCGTTGATAACTCGGCTTATGAAGATATTGCAAATTTAAGAAAAGATAAACCTCATTGCGAAATTGAATGCCGTTCAATGTTTGGTGTTGTAAAAACATATGAAACAGCAACTTCACTTATCGGTCAGAATGCACTAGAGAATGGTAAAACAATGGGTCTTGCTGCATACGGGGATAAGGATACTGACTACCCCAGCCTCTTCTCAAAGGATAATATCCCAACAGATTACTTATTTGGTCATGATTTATTACATGGGAACAGAATGGCTGTTCACCAGGATTTGCATCAATTTAGAACCCTCAATGTAGATAAAGATAATTACAAATTGTATGCAGACTATGCATGGCAAGTTCAAAAACAAACACAAGAAGCAGTATGTAAATTAATTGAAAAAACAATAAAAAGAACTGGCTTAAAGAAAATATGCATTACTGGTGGATACGGTTTGAATGTTGTTGCTAATCATTTTTATGCAACGAGATTCCCTGATGTTGAGTTTTACTTTGAACCGCTCGCTGATGACTCTGGGAACAGTATCGGTGGTGCAATGTATGTACACCGCTATGTTACTCAAGACCCAATAATTAGACCTCTAAAGCACACATTCTTTAATGGAGTTAATTATTCACTTGATGATGTTGATGGTGAAAAAGTTAGTGTTGCAGATATTGCAAACATCCTTTCAAAGGGGAAGAGCGTTGCTGTGTACAAAGGTTTATCCGAAGCTGGACCACGGGCGCTTGGGAATAGATCAATCCTTTTTAATCCAACCTTGCTGGATGCAAGAGATATTGTTAATAAGATTAAAAATAGAGAATGGTACAGACCATTTGCCGCAATGGTCTTGGAAGAAGATGCTCATAAGTATTTTGAAATGGGAAATTTAAAATCAAATAAATTTATGACAGTATCTTTTCCAGCAAATCAATATGCAATCAATAATATATACGGAGTTCTTCATGTTGATAATACATGTAGGATTCAAACCATCTCCGAGGAAGACGGGGTTATATTTGAACTACTAAATGAGTTTAAGAAAATAACTGGTCACGGTGTTTTACTAAACACTAGCTTCAACATCGCTGGGGAGCCTCTTGTTGAGACTCCAGAGGATGCTATAAATACTTTAAGAAATAGCCCGCTTGATTATGTCTGGTTTCCAGAAAAAAACTGCGTTGTAAATTAATACTTAGCTGTTACTTCAACATCTTCAATACAGATATCGTATTCACGCTCTCTATTGCAAATCATAAAAGTGCTAATAATCCATTTATCACCAGATATAGAGACACGACCACAGTGCGGATGTGTCCAGCTTGCAGGAAACACAACAATACTTCCAGCTCTTGCTGGGACTTTAACATCATGTTCTGGGAATGATGTCTCTCCGCCATTTTCAACATCATTTAAATAAATAACAACTCCAAGCACTCTTCTGCTCACAGGACTTTCAGCCCAGGCACCACCATCTTGATGCATTCTGTAGTACCCAAAGTTTTTTACATAATGCTGCAGTCTAAATCCAGTATCGTTGATACCAACCCAATCCCAAAGCATTGGGTATTCCTGGATATATTCACCAACTGCTGAGTAGAGACTGTCAATAACAGCATCTTCACATCTTGCAAAAACATCATATGGAACATTCAATCTTTCGCAAATAGTTCTTCCATACTCAAAATCAAAAGCACTCTTCATTAAATCGTTATAACCACCAATTGTTCTACCCTGAGAAAACAGCTTACTGTAATATTTTTTACATTCTGCAACAATCGTTTCACATATATCTTTTTCAATAGCATTTTCCATAAGCATAATTTGTCCAATATGCCCTGCTGGAAATGATGTTTTAAATTTATCGCTCATAAAACTCCGTCTGGAAGAATACTTGTGTGGTCAATCATATTATGATTGGTGCTAGAAAGATAGTACCAATTAATAATATAAAATCTGTCTTTTTTATTTTTCAAATCAACCGAACCAATTGAATAAGAAAAAGGAAAAGATGCTGGGAATATTATAGCAGAGCCCATTTTGGGTTTTATTTTTATTCCAAGAAACGGGAAGGTAATCTCTCCATCCTCGTAATCATCATTTAAAAATGTAATTACCCCAAATATATTGTTTTTATAATCTAATTTTCCAAAATGCAAATCTGTATTTAGTAAATCAAAATTTTTGATTAAACAAAAACCAGCAGATTCATTAAATTTAATTTTATTTTCATCTCTATAATTTGTAATTATTTTATTTAATGAATTAGATATTTTTAACCATTCATTCTTTATTTCTACATCATTTAATGATAAAACACTATTTACAAATAATGACTCTATCCCATAGCGATTTGTTTTATTAAAGAATTCACCTTTGTCAATAAGTTTAATAAAGTTAGACGAGTCAAATAAATCATCATAAACCCGAATAAATGATTCCATGCTTTATATTACTTAAACCATGTAGCTAATGAATATTTAATAGAATTGTCCTCTAAGCCTGTAGCGTGCGCAATATGTAGATATGGGTAGTTTGATGGGAATACAACAACACTCCCAGCTTTTGGTTTGATTGTGACATCAAACAATGGAAACTCTAATTCACCACCATTAGGCACATCATTCAAGAAAGCTACCATACTGACGACCCTGGAGTTATCTGGATGATGATCCCAGTGATAATGATACTCCGCACCCTCTCCGTACTTCAAAATACTATAGCCAGTATCTGCTGTTAGATTAAGACTAAATTCATTTGTGTAATCACGAATACAGTCATCAATTTTTTCTAAAATAGAAATCCATTTTCCCGATAGAACCTTAACCCTGTCAACCGAGATTAGGTCTGAGTGGAGTGTTCCTAAATAACAATTTCTTGATGTCCTGTGAGAGTTAACCTCTCTGTCACCAACCGTTGCAATATTCCATTGCAAATAACCCCATTCAAGAGCACACTCTGCTTCAACAAGGTCAATAAAATCACCTGTTTCAAAAACATCTTCGTAATAATTAATACATGTTGCTAATTCTTTTGCTTTCATCATTCTCCAATATTATCTTCGTATATTTCTTGTGCCTTTTGTGATCTTGCTAGATTAATCATTCTATTCTTAGAAACAAAAAGTTCATGCTCCTCATCAACATCACCCCAAGGGGTATGTGTCACAACACTATTCCACAAAATAGCTATTTCATTAATCAAATCATTTTGCTCATCTTCGTTTAAAGCTAGCTCTGCAACATCGTGTTTTAAATTCAAAAAAGCTGGTTCAATGCCATAATCAAGCAATAAAATTTTGCTTGCAAATAAATTATATAGTTCTTGTTCTCTCATAAAGCCTCCCTTATTTCAAAAAATTGCTTATCAACCATAATATCATGATTAATAATTAAAGCCTCATATTTACCAGCAATTGGAGGTCTAAACTTAAAAGAAACAACATGTTTTTCAGCAAAAAATGGAGAAACAATTGTTTTATAGTTTTCGCTCTCAAGAGCTAGTTTAAAATGTTTACACGGAGTAAAATCATTTACATATTTAATAACAACATTTGACCCAGCAAGAAAAGATGCTGATGATATTTGAAATTCCTTATCTGTTGGGACAGACAGCACACACACTTCATCACGGGGAAATTCCAGGTCTTCCGTTCTTGATGAATCACCTTCCTGAAGCGGTAGATTCCATATTCTTGATAGCCGATCAGCTTCTTGTAAAAATGAAGCGTCTGGATAATAAATAACTCTGTACATATTATTCTCCTAATTTTTTCTTAATCGTTTTAGCCATTTTTCTGTATAAACCTTTTCTGTTTTTTGGCGGAATTACCGTTCCAAAACCACGACCAGCTAAAAATCTATACGCTGTTTCATCAAGAATTTCCATATCATTATCATCATTTCTTCTAAACGGAATAATATGGAGAAGTGGTGTTCCCATTGGGATAGTAAAAGTATCTTTTGCTAAAACATTCATAACAACATTTCCACTATGATAATAATCAGTATTTATGATAGCAGGAAGGACTGAGAAGTTTGGATTTGGTGTATATAGTGTTGGTAGAATTAGTGATGAATAACCAGGCGCTGTTCTCATCAACCAGGGATTCAGCAACTTAACATAATTAGCTTCTTTAACCTCTCTAACCTCAGTCATTGGGCACTTTCCAGTTTGCTTGTAATCAAAATATCCAACACGCAAAATATCATTTGCTTTATTGATATTGTCTGGAACAGCATCGTAAAAAATCTCCCAATCAGTACTATCAAGCCTTTGCCTAACAACAGCTGTTGACCAGAGCTTAAGAGTGTAACCTTTTAGTAAAAAGTCTTGGGTAGCTTCACATGATTTAAATGTCCCCTGTCCGCCATCACCACGCTGTATATCTTTCCACCACTGAGGGAAACCAGTAGAGTTATTAATTGGATTTAGTTCATCTGAGATTAAAATGTTACTAATTGGCGCAAATGTCATACCAGCACCTTCTGGGACTGGTAACTCTTCGTATCTTCTATATTCCATATGATTCTCTCAGTTCCCTCAAAGACTCCGCATGATCAATGCTTTCATCGGCATGAATTTGTGCTTTGACTTCGGCAATCGCCTTAGACATATTGTACCATGAGTTATAATCGTCAAGTTGATTGATTGCCGCATTTTTATTCAACACGCCTTGCCCCTGCGCAACATGCCAAAAATGCTCTATTTGAAATAAATTTGTTGGATTCGGTAAAACATCAATTCGCTCTGGTGATCTTTCACCCCATAGTTCTAGAAGCTCTTTTAGCCTCTCAGGTCTTTCTGCTGTTAACTGAGCTCTCCACATATCTGTATCATCTCTATCACTTACATAATGCAAAGATATCATTGTGAGGATATTATCCATCATTTCAGCAAAGACCTTATTAAAATGTTTAATACTAGCGTTATTGCCATACTTAAATGTTGGCAGGTATGAACAAAGCAACTTTGTTTGCTGAATAGCCGTTGATATAGAGGTAGCTTCTAGCGGCTCAACGAATCCAGATGAAAGACCAATTGCTACGCAATTATACTGCCAGCACTCTTTGTAGTAGCCAGCATCAAATTTAAAAGATCTTGCTGGGGTGATTTCCATCCCATGAGCAATTGACACTTCTTTAATTGCTTCATCAACCGTACAAAAATCGGAATTAAACACATATCCATTTCCCCTTCTAGACTGAGTTGGGATCTCCCACATCCAGCCATTGTCTAGAGCAATAGCTCTCGTATACGGTCTTATTCTTCCCGATGGATCGCTCTCTGTTGGAAAAGCAATTGCAGAGTCGCATGGGAGATATTTTTTATATGGAACAAAATCACTATTTTCCAACTGCTTCATTAAGATTCTTTGAAATCCACTTGCATCAATAAAAAAATCACCGCAAATAGTTTGTTTAGTATTTATTAAATTAACTGATTCAATAAAGCCAGTTTCTGTATTTCTATTAACAGAACTGACTTCATCATCAATATGCTTAACACCTCTATCACTAATTAAAGATAATAAATATTTATTCAGCTTAAAGGTATCAAAGTGGTATTGATTTGTGCTTCTATGAGGGAGTTCTTTTTTAATAATACGATCTTCTGTCATTCCAAGCCATGAAAAAGCTGGAGTAAGCAGCATGTCATTTGCTAATGCAAATGCATAATTTGCCATAAAACTTCCTTTTTCTATTGGAGTCCCAGCAACGCTGTGGAAATATTTAGGAATTGATTTGTTCCAGTTTTCAAATAAAATACCATACTTATGAGTTGCATCAGTATTAACAATCATATCTTCGGTATTTATGTCACAAAGATTTGTAAACTGTTTCCAATGTTCCGTTGAGCCTTCACCTACGCCAACAATACCAATCACTGAAGAGGATATGACGGTTACATCATAGACAGGAAAGAATGATTTTATTAGAAGTGCAGAGACTGCTCCAGCTGTTCCTGAACCAACAATAACAATCTTTTTATTCATAATTCCAATCTTAGTTTAGATCAATTGATTTTGATTTTGAACCACTCAACGGGGTGTTGATATCTTCACAGTATAACACAACTGTTCCATCAGTTCCTTCAGCCCCAGCGTTACCAGCGTTACCAGACCCAGCATTACCAGCTGCACCACCAGTGCCAGCTGTACCACCTGCACCGCCTGCACCGCCCGTGTAGCTTGGATTATGCCCAGAAGGATGTGCGGAGTGACCAGTCATAGCTCCGAAGTGATACGGGTAGAAGTTAAAGTTACCATGAGCCCAATAGTCCGTATGGTGCTGTTGAGATGCGGCAATATGATGCGATGTATGACCAGATGGATGGAATGTTCCAGCGAGTGTTGGGGCAGTAGCACCAGCATTTCCAGCATTACCAGCAGCACCTATGTTTCCAGCAGTTCCTGGGGATGCTGTACCTGTTGCAGCAGCACCGCTCAAACCTTTTGAAGTAAATGTTCCAGACCCTGTTACTGTCTTTGCAGCAACAAGAACCATTCCACCGCCTTTACCACCAAGACCACCAGTTTGACCAGTTCCTGGGTTTCCAGCATTACCAGAACTACCTGGGTTTCCAGGGTTTCCAGTTCCGCCCTTACCACCAGGTGAGCCTACAGTGTTAGCATTTGGAGAGTAATTTCCAACAGAACCAGCGGCTCCAGCGTTTCCAGGGTTTCCAGCACCGCCTGCATTTCCAGGGTTTCCAGTTCCTGAGTTCCCAGCAGCTCCTGGCTTTCCACCTTTAAGAACTCTATATGTTGTATCAGTTGATGTGTCATAACCACGAACTGCTTTAAATAAATCATTAACAGCGTCTAGCGAAAGATTATCATTCCCTGCATTCCCAACAAAAACACCAGTATCCGAATCACTTCTCAAACTCAGTGTTGCAGAAGCAACAGTTTCGGTTAATTCAGCTGGCATACCGATAACGCCGTTATTTGTAAGAGTACCTTTAACAAAGACTCTAAAGCCATTTGTAAACAGAGTTGCTCCATTGTCTACAGTCAAATTGTCATAATACATATCGTTTGAAAGAAATGTATTTGTTGTAATTGTAACATTACCATCAAGACCAGTTCCAAAGAAAATACGGTTTCCAGTTCTTTGTACATAAACTTTTGTTGTTGTTAATTGCGCTGAAGAGATTTTATCTGTCGTCATTTTACACCAACTGCATATAAGTCACTGTTCCATTTGAACAGCCTGTTCCACCCGTCACATCTGTTGTAATTCCACTTGGAAGCGCATCGGTTGTAGAGATAAACAAAATAACTCCACCTCCACCACCACCTGCACCAGCAGTGCCTGGTGCGGTAACAAATGATGCTGTAGCATCAACATATCTTGCTGAAATGATTACTACTCCACCACCAGCGCCGCTTGCTCCACCAGCACCACCTCTCAGAAACTGAGGTGTAGTTTGTGATGCGCTCACAGCAAAGCCATCAATGGCTTGCCAAGGCTGAGTGTAGAAATTAGATCCACCAACATTCGCTGCTGGAGCTGTTACTGTTTGAGTTGCACTAGCTCCACCGAGACTGTTGATTACGGAAGTAGCATTAGCACCACCCCCAGAAATTGAGCCAGATACGCTTGAGCCAGTTGTAAACCCAATTTTTGCATTGTTATTCATTGTAAGATTATTCTTTACAAAAATACGATATCCACCTGGGTTCAGCACAACATCGGAATTCACAGTCAAGTTTAAATAAAACTTATCTGTTGTAAGAGTTGTATTTGCGCTAATAGTAACATCACCATCAGCACCACTTCCGTACACACCGTCTGCTGCACTCACAAATTCAGCTACCTTAATCAAACCCGTTGCTGTTGTTGTATCTCCAGCAGCAATAGATGTATTTGGATTATTAATTCTTACAACTCTTGCCATTGTTAACCCCTACGCTTCTTCTATGCCGTTAATCATGATATTAACAACATTGGTTGTGCTTGCACTACCATTCAAAGTATCTGCGGCGGTAAGAACATATGATGTTGAAAGAGTAATCGTTTCATTCGGTGAAACGGATACTGCAGACAAAAGCTTGTGCTCATTGCCGATAGTAGCGGCAGTAGGCTTCAAAGACAGTGTAACTGTCACAGCCGCATTATGCGTATTGCAAATTGTAATTTGCTTTACAATAGTAGTAGTGGCTGATGGGCATGTGTATAACAATGTATTTGCTGTATCTACGAGCCTTGCTGGTCCTACCAATCTTTTTTGTGTTATTGCCATTTAGATGACCTCCATATAAAATCTGATGTATGCATCTCTGTCATACGAAATGCTATTAACATTAAGTGTACCACTAATATTAGCAGTAGCTGCTGTTACCGTTGAACTTGCTTCAAGATTCCCAAGAATCAATGTTGCATTTGATGAAGCAGCAAAGTTTGCCGTTGATGAAGGGGCTTCTGTAAGATTGGTAAACAATCTGAACTTACCAGAATCAGAAGCATCTCTTAACAGACCTGCATATTTTACACCGCTACTTGTAAACTTACCAGCAAAACCAAGATCAAAGCTATCACCACTATTTGTATTACCCATAAAGATAATTGGGTCTGATACGGTAAGGTTGTTTGACTGGAACGCACCACCACCAACTGTGATAGTACCTGTAATATTTGTATTACCAGTTATGTAAACATTACCGCCAATACCAACACCACCAGCAACAGTTAAAGCACCAGTTGTAGCGCTTGTAGAGTTTGTAGCAATATTGATTGCAACAGATGTATCAGGGGTAATAACCATCTGAGTATTGCTACTCTGGAGACCGCCCGCTGCGAAGATAATCTTGTTTTCTGTACCATTGCCACCAGTAGCAAGAATCAAGTTTCCACTACCAGCACTGTTGGCTGGTGCTTCTACGAATACATATCCGTCATGAGCACCAGTAACAGTAAATGATGGATCACTAAAGTTTGATGATGTAATACCAATGTCAATCCAACCAGTATCGTCATCACCAATATCAGAGTATGCAATAAAGTCTGTTGAGCTATTCGCATTTGTTCCTAAGTTTCTAAAAGCAATCTGTGAGTAATCTGTTGTGTTTGACTGAACCACAAGTGTTGGATTAGTGAGTGTGTTTGCAAATGTCGTAGCATTTGCACCAATAAAAGTATTTCCAGCAACGGCGATTGTGTTTACACTAGGAGTTGATGTCCAGACAGTGGTGTTCCCATTGGTTGTTAAAATCTTTCCGCTATTACCCGTCTGTAGCGCAACAATATTTGCACCACCTTGGGAATATGTTGTCCAGAATATATCATTGCTAAATGATGAAGAGTTTGATGTGCCATCTGCGGTTGCAATAAAGACATCACCATCAACATAAACAAGATCGTTTAAAATATATGATGTTGAAGTTGCCCATGTTCCTCTCCAACGAACACCGCCAACCAAGAGCAACCATTTGTTTGCATTAAGATCAGTTGAAAAGTTATTTGATGTATGAGCCAACAAAGCTGTGTATGCTTGTCCACCACGAGTAACAACATTGCCAGGATAATAAGCAGTTGCGGTTGTCCATGCAGTTTGTGCTGAAATACCATCTGAGAGCTTTGACCAATACGCAGTATTCGTTGGAAGGTTGCCAGAAGCTGCGGTGTTGGCGATATATACATACGATGTTGGACCATATGTGACAACATCGTTAACCTTGTATGTTGTAGCGCCATTGTATGCGCCTTGATGATAGAATCTTAGTCTACCTAAATCTATTGCAGCCATTTATGCAACCTCCACTATTAAACTCGTATTATTACCAGTATACCAAGAAAATGTTAATTCAGCTTGACTCGTTAGCCAGTTTTTATAAATATCATGATCTGTTGGGTCATAATAAAAGTCGTCTGCTGCGAAAGTGTCTCCATATCTATGTTTTGGCAATGACACAACATCTGCTGTTGTGCTGTATTCATATGTAATCAGACTTGGTTCTAGAATTTCTTGAATAGTCAATTGACCATTTGCAGGATAAAATTGAAAACCATAAAACTTATCACCAATCAGGAACTCTTGTGGGATTGGATCCCATCTAATAATCTCTGATGCTCCAGAGCCGCCAGTCGTAGAACCACTATTTACCAGATTAGGCATATTCTACCCCGCTAATATTAAATGTTATTGAGCTATTGCTTGAAGATACATAAACATTGCTATTTGCTGGTACGACAACCGATGTGTTGTAATACAGGACATCGCTTTTAATAACATTGGCGTTGCTAATAATCTTGTTATTATTAGCAGGAGATGCGCCTGCGACAAGCACATGAACACTCACCGTAGCATTTGCTGCATCGCTTGTATTGCAAACATTTATTGATTTAATAATTGTATAATTACCTGCTGTATTAGCAACTGTGTAAACATTAGAACCCGTTGAATTACCTAGATATATAGACTTCGGAATTAGATTTGCCATTTATGCCCCCATCCACATTAAAACTTCATTATCATAAGTTGTTGTATTCATGTCTTGAATAGTTGCTGCGTCAAGAACATGGTCTACAAATGCACCAGATGTGTGTGATCTTGCGGTTGTTCCATCATAACCACGAATCTGGATTGTAAAAGTATTTGTACTTCTTGAAGAGATAAGCATCTTTTCTTCATCAGATGTTCCTCTGTCAATAACTACTGCAAAAGGATTTGATCCAGATGGAAAACCAACAGCGTCAGTTACGGAAAAAGAAGAAGCGCTATTTGAAATATTTGCACTTAA